AAAAAAGGCGGCCGCATAGCCGCCTTAATTATAATCACTTGTTATTTTAGTTTTTTCTCTATTGATCTATAGACTTCTAAACCTTCATCAGTTTTAAACCAAGCGGCTAAAGCTGAATAAGGATTTTCATCAAATGGAACGCTCATTAGTTTTCTACCATTACTAGCCCATTGAAAAGTTCTATTATCATCAGCTAATTTTAATATGTTTTGCTCTACAGCTACTATACCAAAATTTCTTAATACAACATTTTCATCTTGAGCTAAATCTAAAAATAGCTGTGGTTGTTTTTTAGCAAATAACAATAAATCTCTTCTTATTTCTTTAGAGCTTAATTTACTTACACCACTTCCCATTTCTACTCTTAATATAGCTTCTGCCTGATCTACGTCCATTTCATAAGCTAAATTCATAGCTTCAATTTCATATTCAATTATTTCCATTTCATCAACTGCTTCTTCTACTCTATCGTATTCTTTAAATACAACATTGTTGTGCGGGTGATGAGCTAAAAATTCTTGTAAATTTCTTTGTTCTTTTTTAACCAGTAAATGACCTTTATCAAACACGATGTGTTTTAAAGTCACTTGTCCTTCTTGTTCATCTACAAAAATACTTTTTTGATTTGTTGCATACCTCAGCTCTCTTTCATATCCTAATTCTGGATCAAACCAAACCAAAGGATAACGTCTTGAATGTCTACTAGGTATCGTATAAGTTAAAGGTGTTTTGTTACCTATTAAATAATAATTTCTATCTTTGTATTGCCAAGTATCTTTTTTTACTTGAGTCTTTTTTTCTTTTGCTTCCATAATATAATATAATATAATAATTAAAAAGACCCCGCCGAAGCGGGATCTTATATTTTACTTCTTAAATAGCGTACTCAACTGGAGCAGCACTCGTAACATCCGAGGTTGTTCCTGTATAGTTTTCAACATTAAGAATAGCTCCAAAATCAACTGGAACGACTAAACCTTCAGCTTGAGCAGCTTTGATTATAGCATCGTTAACAGCGTTTTGCATCACACTTTTAGCAGTAGTTGTAGCAGCTACACCTGTTGCTGGTCCAATGATTACTTTATTAGCAAGTAACTCACCATCTTGTGTTCTTACGCCTTGTACTATTTGTACAAATGGAGCATCGCCATTGCCTAAACCAGGCCCTGATTCAGCAGCACCTTCTGTACCTACAACATATACAATGTTGTCAGCTGGTATTAAATCAACTGCGCCATCAGCTTTTATCAATGAAATATATCCCATAATTTCTAATCTTTAAATGTTAATAAATAATTAAGCTCCTTTAAATAACACGAAGTTATTAGCAGCCTGTGTTACTAAACATCTTTCAGATAAGAAGTTAACTCTCATTGTGTCAAGATCAGTAGTGTAAGCACCACCAACAGAACCTGTAATCCAAGCTTTAAATCTTCGATCTTCAGTTTCAGAAGCTCTATATCTTACGTGTAAGAAAGGACGTCTGATGTTTGATCCTAACATTTGATCGTATACTGTAGATGTACCAGCTGGAATCATAACGCCATCAATAGCTTTATCTAATCCTCTTGTAGTAGCATCGTTTAAGTATTTCCAATCAGTTTTATAGAAGTCATATGAACCTCTTCTAAAACCTGAAAAACCAAAGTTTAATGCCATTTCAGCTTCGTTGTCAAATAGACCATAAGAAGCAGCTTGTGTAGAAGCGTAAGCTCCATTAACAGCGGCTAACATATCATCAAAGTCAAGAGCAGTTTGTCTTGATAAGAACAACATGTTTTCTTCAATAGCACCTTGCTTATCTAGTTGTTTTAGTATTTCATCAAAATCACCTAAAGCACCTGAACCTGGAGCTGCAGCACCAGCAAAACCAGAGTATACATTACCTCTAGCTTCAATAGCCGCAAACAAACCTTCAGTACCTTTGATATTTTGACTAGCACCTGCTGGTCCAAAGTTACCACCGAAAGGAATAGTACCATTCATTAGTTCACCTTCAACCATCGCCATTTCCAAATAATCTTGGAATCTTAATCTAGTTTCAGCTTCAGACTTTAAGTACCATAGGAAACCTGATGTTCCGTCTTCAGTAGCTACTTCAATCCAACCAATTTGAGCTGTATCAGATCCACTTAATTCGTAGTTATCTTTTAAGATAATTGGTGAATTAAAAAATCTTGTTACAACTGGCTCGATAGCACCTTCCATTCCGTTACTTCCTTTTGGAAATTCAGAACCGTAAACAAAGCAGCTATTACTAGCTCCACCTGTTACAATTCCTGCAGGAATAGTAGCAAAAGAACTTTCATATAGCTCACAAGTTAATGTATAACCTGAAGCATTAGTACCTGTTACTAATACTTTGACAGTAACTAATCCTGTAGCATTGTCAGATATTAATAAAGTGTTACCTACTCTAATACCTGAAGTAGTAGGATTACCTGCACCTGGAGTAATAGTAACTGTACATTCGTTACCACCACCACCAGCAGAAACTTCTACTTCATCATATGCTACGTGTAATCTATTTTGTTCAGTCCAGATAACCTGGTCTGATGTTAGTGGCATTTCAGCGCCAACCATTCTTAAGAATCCTGATAACGTTCTGTTACCATACCTTTCCACTTCTTGTTCATAAAGCTCGGGCAAATATTGTTGTGCCCAGGTATCAAAACCAGCAGCTGCAAAGTCAATATAATTGTCTTGTACAGTAACTTGTTGAGGCATTGGCTTTATGCTAGGTGGAACGGCTCCTCCTGATAAACTCATAATAATTTATTTTTATGTTCTTTTTTTAATTTTCAACTTGGAGGCATCTGGCCCACTAATAGCTCTAACTTTCCAACCATTTGGCATTAATTCTCCTTGCTCACCCGATCTTGGAGTATTGTCGATGTTTTTTGATTTGGAAACAATATCTCTAGTAGCGTCGGCTTTACCTTGCTCATAGAAATGTTCTGCTATTCTGTCGGCGTTCCGTGCAACATACAGCGCTTTATGATAGCCATTTAAATCTTCAATTTCGCCTTTATTATTTGTAAACGGTTTTACAAATTTACCAACGTCATCTTGATTATCTGCTACCTGAAACGGATTAGATACTTTATATCTAAATTTCTTATCACCAACTTTAAAATCAAAACCTTTGAATTCATTGTTAAAAAGATCCTTAGTATTCTTTATAAATCTATTTCGGCTTTCTGTTATTACGGATTGCTCCTTGTTGTATCTATTGAAAAAGTCCATAGCTTTCTGTTGTTCATTAGTAATTGATGGCCTCAACTTGATTTCATCATAATACTTATTTTTCATTTGCTCCAGAAATTTTCGGGCTTTTGCAACTTCTTCTTTATACGCTAACTTTTGTTTACGTACAAATCTTTCTTCGTCCACTTCAGCATCATAGTTAAATTTATCTTCCATTAAAAAAGATATTTCGCTATCATCTAAATGTGGTTTAGTCTTTTTATAATATTCTTTTACAAGTAAGTTATCATCAAACTTAGTGTAATCTTTATTTAAAGTAACGTAGTCTTCAACTGTGCCACCTGTGTCTTGCATAAAATCTATTAATTTTTGCACGTTTTCAGGTAACGCAGTTCCAGTTTGTTCTTCTTTTACTATAGCTTCTTCAGCTTGTTTTGTTAATTCTTGCGCTTCTTCTTTTACTTCATTTATTACCGTGACTTCCTCGTTCTCATTTTCGTTTTTCGCTTCGACTTTTTCTTCGGTAACTTCTTCAAGTCTTGGTTCGGGTGCTCTCTCCTCCACTTTTTCCACATCTTTGGTTTGTTCAACCGCATCCACACTTCCTGCGCTTTGCTTTGGAATGGCATCTTCTTCTTTTTTAGTTAAATCTACTTTTGTTACTTCTTTTGTAGCGGTATACTTTTTAGGTCTACCTACTTTCTTTTTCATTTTAAGAGGTTCTTTAGTCTCTTTCTCTGTTTGTGTTGACATAATAAAATATAATAATTAATAAAACTATTGATCCATTAATAATCCATCAATAGGATTTTCTAAATCTTCTATAGATGATGGATTTTCAAAATCTATAGGATTAAGTTCTTTTTGTTTTTGATTAGCTATAGCACTTTGTTGAGTGCCTATTATTCTTGCTCTTTGATCTTTTCTATTTTCAATCTCTAATTCTCTATTTGCCTCTCTATTTATTTTTTGTTGACCTAATTGCATGTTGTAATTAAACTCAAGCTCCATTAACTCTCTTTTTATTTGAGCTTCTACTCGCATACGTTCTATTTCAAACTGAGATTTAGCTTTTTCTTTTTTAACTTCAACATCCATTGTAGCTTGTTTCTTTTGAACTTCAGCAAGAGCAGCTTTTTCAGCACTTTCTGCATTGGCTTGTGCTTGTGCTTGTATGTTAGCCATATTAGCAGCTTGTGCAGCTGCGGCAGCTTGCTTACGTTTTAATTTAAGCATTTGATTAGCTAGTTTCAAGTTATTGATATTTCTAACATCAATAGCATCTTCTAGATTTATACTGCCTTGTTGTAGTGCAGCTTGTATATTTGCTTCTAACTGTTCTTTTTCTCTTTCGTCTGGTACTAAATCTAAGTACAAACCATAGTCATATAAATGTATATTTCTTAAATCATCTAGTTGACCTACGTTCCAAGTTGATATACTATTTTTTAAAGCTT